GGGGTTAAATCAGCTCCAATATCTGTACCACCATCAATATTTAATGCTGTTAAAGATACTTTATTTGCTGTTCCAATTGTTCCTAATTTTGTGTCTGCAATACTATTAACTGCAATAGTTATAGTACCACTAGAAGTTACAGGTGTACTTCCTATTGTAAATTCAGAAGCTCCTGCATCAGCTAATCCTACTGATGTAACAGTACCATTATTTTGAGGTGTAACTTGTGAAAATGAAATTGAGTCTGATCCTAATGATGCATTACTATTTGTTGTACATAAAAAGAATTTATTATCATTAGCTGATCCTTGATTAACAATAACCATTTGACCTGATAATTCATCTATTGAATCATATTCTGTAGATCTACCTGCTGTTCCACTAGATACAACAGTATAAATACCATTTTGACTAGCAGTAGATTGATCTTTAAGTAATACTTGATCACCTGTTGCAAGTGTAACACCATCAACTGTATCTCCATTTTGAAGATCAGAAGTTAAATCTAAGTTTCCTGTTGATGCTGCTTCTACTACTACTCTTGTTCTAAGACCTGCTACTGCATCATTAACATATGCTGTTGTAGCTTTAGTATCCATTTGAGTTTGTATAGCTGAGCTAACACCATCTAAATATCCTAATTCTGTTGAAGTAACGTCAGATACTGCAATCTTTTGTGAACCATTAGATATAACAGCTCTATTAGCTGTTAAAGATTCTGTATCTATTGTAGTTGCTGATCCAGTTATTGTAGCCTGTTTAGCATCTAACTGAGTTTGAATTGCTGAACTAACTCCGTCAAGATAACCTAACTCTGTAGATGTTACATCTGATACTGCTACTTTACCTGATCCATTAGATACTACAGCACGACTTGCTGTTAAATTAGCATCATCAATAGTTGTAGCTGCACCTGTAATAGTAGCTTGTTTAGAGTCTATCTGTGTTTGTATTGCAGATGATACTCCATCTAAGTAACCTAGTTCAGTATCTGTAACGTCTGAGACAGCTACTTTTTGAGAGGCATTTGAAATTAAAGCTCTACTTGCAGTTAAAGACTCTGTGTCAATTGTTGTAGCAGATCCTGTGATCGTTGCTTGTTTTGCATCTAATTGTGTTTGTACTGCACTTGTAACACCATTAAGATAATTAAATTCTGCATTAGATACTACACCAGTATTAATTCTTGCAGCATCTATACCAGTTGGAATAGAATCAGTTGTTAATGCAGCTAAATAAATAACTACTGCTTCATTAGATAAGTTTCCACTATCCCATGTAACATTAACTGTTGTATTTGTAGAAAAAGATGAACTAGCTATTGTTCCATAAATTGTTCCTGGAGTTGAAGCTACTGCTTTAATTCTTCGTCCAGCAGAATAAATTGACGTAACATTTGCACTAGCAATTGTAAAAGAAGTTGAACTTGCATATGCTGCTGTATGTGTACCATCACCATCTCCGTAAATAACCCATTGTGAATCATTATACCATTCTCTAATTTCACCAGCTAATCCTCTAAATGTATTATTAATGTTAGAAGGTAACATACCTTCAGCTACACTAATACCACCTACTGTAGTGTTATTACTTGCTGTACTGCTATAATCTTTTATACCTGCCATATTTTTATGCTCCTATAAACCAAGAAAATGCTTTGTTATTTTCTATGTTTTTTTCGTTGATTAATGTATTAATTGCTTCTTCAATTTGTCGTTGGAAGAACTCTTGTGTTTCAAAACTATATCTTACGTTATCTATATCTGTTTTATCTGTCATTATCTGTTACCTGATTGAACTGCTGTTATATCAATACCTTGACCATGATTAAACAATGTGCCACTTGGTACTTGAACATTAGCTCTAATATATCTTCCTGATTGTCTAACAGGATTTAAACCATTAGCATTCATAGTAGAAGAACTAGATTCTGTAGCTGTATCTGCAAGTTTGTTTCTTGTTTTAATTGTTACAGTTGCTTCTGCATCTATAATAGGTCTTACTCCTGTAATAGAAGCTCTACGTCCAGGAAAAGCTTCGAACTCTGATGTTTCTATTTCAGCTATATTTGCAGATCCTGAAAAGATTGCTGCTTTATAGTCTCCATCAATAGCTCCTAAAAACTTTTGTCCACCTGACCAAAAATCTGTATCTAATGCTATGTTAATATTCTCTAGGTTAGTAGATATAATATCCATTAACTCTACAGTATAAGCTCCAACAAATTGGTTAAATATAAAACTAGCATCTGTTTCTGCTATAGACCATTTTTTAGTAGCATAGTTATAAATAATAATTCTATCACAAATACCTGTAGTATTGTTTAAGTTATTTACTGATGGATAAAGCCACATAGCAAGTTGATTAAAAGGATCAACAGCTGCTACTATTCTATCTAAATATGCTTTGTTAACATCAAGATCAAAAAATCTATTTACTTTTTCTGCACCTATTGAAACTACATTATCACCTTGTATTTCGTAAAATCCATCATCAGCATAAAAGAATACTCGTCTATTATCTTGTGCTACAGTCTTACCATATACAGCTCCTCTATTAGGAGATATTACTGATAATCTAAATACAGTTGATCCACCAACATAATCCATACGAATAATTTGATTTTGTCTAAATACATAGCCATACTCACCTGAAGTTATAGCTACAATTTCACCACCTGATCCTGGAAGATCTTGTTGATCAGATTGTTTAGTTCCTGATAACCAAGTTGTAATATCATTAATACCTGACCATTGGATTCTATTTTGATTTGATGTTTGGTTACCTGTTACTAAGAAATCTCTTATAACTCCTGAAACTCTAAATGTTGGAACAGTACCTGCTGTTTGTATTGCTGACAGATTAGCAAAGTTAGTTGATGTTCCCATTAAATAATATTGAGGTGCATCTACACCATTACTTGCTATAACATAATTACCAAATTGTGTGAATGTCCAAAAATCTGTATTAGTTCCTGTAAGAGATCCTTTACGTGATGTAAAAGCTCCACCACTTAATTGGTAAATATCTGTATTCTTTGCAACAAAATTAAATACAGCTCCTGCATTATTTCTAAATGATCCTCCACCTCTAGCATCAGCTGCTATATTATTAGAGCTATAGTTTACTAAAGAAGGAAATCTTTTATAAGAGTTTAATGCATAGTATACATTTGTTGCTACGTTAGCACCTGGATTCAAGTGTTTAGGTTGATCAGGTAGCCATTCGCCAAAAGGTATTTGCATTATTTTCTCCTATAGAATGATAGATCTGTACTTACATCTGTTCTTTGAACAACAGGTGCAGATCCATATGAATCTTGTTTGTCATTATTTTCACATCTTTCAAGAGATGCTGAATACATACCTAACCATTGTTGCGTTTGGTTAGGGTCGATCCCACCGATAAAATTACTGGCATGATATAAGGCCCCATATAAATAAACAGATGGATGACTTGCCAAAATATAGTTAGAGGTATTACTATCAGACAAAGCAGTAAAAGCTTTATAATATTGTAGCTTACCAGTATAACTCGTATCAGGTTGGGGTGCGAATCTAAAACTTTCAGTACCATCATCTGACTCTATAGTATACGTTCTAGGCATACCTGAAGTCGAACCTCCTTTTATTTCAAACATATTACCTGGAGTTATATATTCCAAATGATATTTAGTACTAGCTGATAATATATGAAATGATCTAACAGCTATAAAACCTGTTGGTACAGTTACTAATTCTGCATCAATAGTAACATCATCATTCTGTTCCATTTGTCTTATACGTAACTTAGCATTAAAATCAGCTTCAGTAAGTTTTATAAAATCATCTTGTATCTCAGTTGTAAGATCTGATCTGTTTAAAAAATTTGCTATTGATGCTTTAAGTTCTGTGTATGTTGATAATGCCATTACATTCTTCCTGATGCTGTTCTAAAGTAACGATACTCGCTACTGTTTAATTTTAACTTTAAAATCTTTGTTCTTTCTTCTTTTGGTATTCTCCACCAATTATTAGTTCCATTATATTCTCTAGCCCATAGTTCTAAAACCATAGTTGGAATACTAGCTACACGTTTAATATCTTTTGTTTGAGAATAACCATCATTAAGATTATATAATCTTTTATTCTTTTGAAGAATAGGATTAACATCTTGTGATCTTTTTACTGTTACTTTTCCGTCAGGTTCTACAAAATATTTAGTTCCGTCAGATTCCTGGTCTCTTAATATAGACATTATTCACTTAATGTAGTTACGTAAACATTGGCAGAACCAATGGCAGCTAATTTTTCTCCAGGTGAAACTTTAAAATATTCATAACTTTTTGCTTCTAAAAATATTTTAGATGTTGTAGCAGTTGGATTAACTCCAAATTCTACATGAACATCTGCATCAGATATTACTCTAACGTATTCTATGTTAGCTTCAAAAGCAGCAGTCTGTGAAGATGAACCACTTGAAGAAAGTTTTACAGTTGTAACTGGTCTCATTGCTATATGCATTTGTATTTCCTTTATTTGATTATTAGGGGAGATTGCTCTCCCCAATATTAATTTATTATCTTCTTATTACGAATGTAACAAGACACTTCTTAGTGCCAGTAGATCCACCATCTGTAATGATTTCAATAGTGCCATCTTCAAGTACATCGTTAGCTGCTGTAGGTGCAGACGAATCTACAGTTCCAGCTGCTGAACCTGAATGTGCAACAGTTATTGCAGATCCTGTCATAGCAGTTCCACCGATTTCAAAAGTTAATGCAGCATTCGCATTTGTTATTGCACCTTGTAAAGCAGTAATAATTTTTATTACTTTTCCACCATCAGGTACTGCAACAAATGTAGATGAAGCTGTACTAATATCTTCTATTTCGGCTTGTATAAAATAGTCGTTTAATGTTCTCATGTTTTCTCCTTTGTATGTTCCGTATTATTGACCTCTTAATACTTCATATTTGGGTTTGATACAAGGGGAGTAGTTTGAGGTTACTCCCCTATGTATTTATAAATTATGATGTTGTTAAGTCGAATACTCCACCTGAAGCAGCTTCATTTCTAGAGATCAAAGTAAGTTCAGCTAATAGCTGTCTTTTTTCTGAATCACCAGTTTTAGAAAGTTCATGCATTGTGAAGTCTCTTAAGAACCCTACAGACCAATAGTCCATATCTAGAACTAAAGCATCTCTATCTCTAGAGAATCTGTTTGGTACTACTTCTAAATCACCAAAGTCAGAAGAATATACATCTATTGAAGTGTATAAAGTTTTATCTTCTGAAGCATCGAATCTAGTAGATCCACCAGTAAATCCTGAGATTTTCTGTTTGTTGAATGGGCCTACCATGATTACAGATGGGTTACCACCTGCATTCCATGTTCCTTTGATAACGTCTTTCAACATAGATTCAGTTAATGCTCTTTGAGTTCCATCGTTTCTTGCGTCAGAACCATCAGAAGCAGTTGGAGATGATCCACCTGAATCGAAGTTATCGTTAGTTGCAATCCAAGCACCTATAGAAGCAAATGTTCTTGCAGTCGTTGCATTTCCAGCTGCTCTTATTTGGTTAGTTAATAAAGTAGACTCGATGTCTCTTTTTAACTCTTTGGATTTTTTAGCAATTTGGTATGCAAGTTCACTTGCTCTACCAGCTTTATCTACAGCTTCTTGTGTACCAGTAATTACTACAGTCTTATCCATGATCTGTGTGTAGTTACCAATTCTAGCTGTTGCTGTTGATGCATCTAGAGTAGCTTCATCACCTTCGATTACTGCATTGTTAGTTGCAGCAGCCGCTAATGAATCTGTTTGCCATTCGTGGAATGTATTTTTTACTTGCTCTCTCGCAGCTGCACTCATGAAAGGAGTTTCAGTTGGAGAAATTGAGTAAATAACATCTTGTAGATCTTCTCTAATACCTACTGCATCGTATGTATCAAAGGTGTTTGTTGGTTGTGCCATGTTATTTTCCTATTTGTTTTTTGAGATTATTTCAAGAATAGCAGAATGAGCATCGTTCAGTTTACCTGACTTTCTCAATCTACCAATTTTTTGTTTAACAGTAGCACGTTTAGAATCCTCCATCTTAGGAGTTCCTGATTTAATTACTCTAGGAGCTGTAGTAACTTTTTTATTAGTTACTGGTGCTGCCTTCGAGGCTTTGTATCCCATTGCATCTCTTAGAACCATAAGGAATCTATGATCTGCTAATGAACCAATTTCTTGTTCGTTAAATCCATATTCAGATAAAGATTGTTTCATCTGATTTTTGAAAGTAACAGACTTAACTGGATCACTATATTCAGGGATCTTAGTTGCTGCCAAAGTTTTTTGTTCTTCTATGTATTGATTATACTGCTGTGCTTTGATTGCTTCAGTTTGAGAGGG